CCTGTACGGTTACGTCCAGGTCGCCGCCCATCACCATGATTTTGGTGGTCGTGTTGTAGTTGAAGTTGACGATGAAGTGAATCTCGCTGTCGTCCGTGAAATATTGTTTGTAGTAGTCCAGGGCATACTCGCTCATGTCGATGTTCTCTGCGATCAGCGAAATGCGCCAGTTCCCGGTGGTATCATTCCGTACTTTATCCGCTCTAAAGCTGATACCATCCAGCGGCGAGGATTCTGTGCTGGCGGGTTCTGCCTCTGATGCGGTGCTCTCGGCCACGGAGCTGGCCGGGGCGCTGGATGCCACGCTGCTTGCAGTGCTGGAAGCGCTGCTGCCACAGGCGGTCAAGCTGACGGCCAGTGCGAGCAGGACGATGCCTGCCCGGATACGGTTCTTGATTTTCATAGGGTGAGACCTCCTTTATTCTGGCCTGAAGTATAACACGGCCTTTTCAGAAAGTCCAGCACGGCTCATTTTCTCGCCTGGGCTGCTGCGCTGGAGGCCTCGCTGCGGCCAAAACCGGGCACACTTTCTCGCAGCTGGTACTGGTGCAGTCCTGTCTGACTGAGGAAGTCTTTCAGCTTGTCTCGGGAGGCCGCCAGCTTTGCCGCTGCGGCCTTTTCTGCGTCCTTTTGGCCGCTTTCCTTGGCTACGAGAAAGGCCCGCTTGTCGGCCCTGATCTGGCGCTCCTGGGCACGCTGCATCTGGGTTGCTTTGTACCGTCCGATCTCCTTGCCGTTGTAGGTTACAGTAGCTGCGTTGATTGCGGCCAGCCTCTCGGGCGTGTAGCTTCGCACACTTGCGCCCTCCCAGTACATGCTCCAGTTGTGAGAGCAGTTGGCCCCCATAAAGCCGCGCACGTCTCCGTAGCCGATGTCGTCCAGTGAGAGGTAGCCGTGCTTGCCGCTCCGGCTGACGATCTGGCCCTGCCACCAGCTGTGGTTTGTCAGGTTCTGCCCGCCGTCACCGGTGCGTGCACCGACGTGGGCATCCAGCTCCATCAGGTCACACTCCAGCTGATCCGCGTTAAAGCGGGTGATTTCTCCGGCGGTCTGGTTGATGCCGGTGCGGGTGGCCCGAAGAACCACCACATCCAGACTGTCTACGTGGCCGCTGGGATAGGTGATGGCCCCCACGCCCTTGGTCGCCAGCTCGTTGAGCGCACGCCTGGCAGAATCGTCCGAGCTGAACGCTCCGCTGACGGCATCGGCGTGGGCCATGTCGAGGTAATACGCCAGCTGCCGTTGGGTGGTCTCCACCATGTTCTGGTTGCCCATCACGGCCCGGGTCTGGGTCAGATTGTACAGGGTGTTCGTGGTGCGCCGGTAGCCGCTCTGGATGATCTGCCGGGCCTCTTCACTCTCGCCAAGAGGGGCCAGAGAGCGGCCTGCTGCGGCTGCATCCTGCACGTCGATGCCGTAGGCCTGTTTCATTGCCTGGGCAAACACAGCGGCTTCCTGGGGCCCCAGCTGCTGCACGATGGCCTGCATCTGCTGGAGGAGGTACGCACGGCTGGCTCCCAGCGCCTGGGCGCGGTAGCTTTGCCACTGTGCGGTTGCCGTAACGCTGCCGGTCTTGACGATCCGGCGCACCATGTCCCGCAGGATGCGCTCGCTCAGCTCGTCCCACGGTGCCGCCATGAGCCCGGCATAGCCGTTGACCTCGTCCGGTGTCAACATGGGCGCACCTCATGCTTGCCGCCTGTCTGGGTCACCGTGAAGCCCAGAAGCTCTGCGGTGTACACCGCCTCGTGATACTGACCCCACACGGCGGGGTCTCGCAAAATGCGGGCGTTGGCTGCCAGAAAATCCAGCCGGTCAGCCGCCTGCGCCATCCGCTCGGCCTGCAGGGCCTTGTTGGTTTTAGCCGTCGCCATTATCCAGCACTCCCTTCAAGATATCCGCAGCCCCGGCCTCCCGCTGAATGGCCTGCACTGCCTGTGTAGCGGTCTCCTCATCTTCACCAAAGAAGTGCATCCGATACTCTGCCTTGCTGCGGAGGCCCATGCTGACCTCCTGCTGCCACTGGGCCATCTCGGTGAGCCGGTCGAGGATGATGCTGTCATCCCACTTGAAGGCGATGTTCAGCTTGCCCTTGCCCGGCGCTCCGGGGATGTGGTCGGCCCAGTAGTCTAAGGCATTGATCAGCCCTCGCAGCGCGTCCTCCAGTGCTGCCTGAAGGTCGGACACCGTGGCGTACAGCTTCTGCTTGCTGTTGACGATCTCGGTGGCGGTCTTTTCTACGTCCGCTACCTGCGAGATCACACCAAAGCTCAGGCCCGCATGGCTTTCCACGTTGCGCAGATACTGGTTCAGACCGGTCAGGTAGCTGCCGTCCCGCAGGGCGGGGGAGAACACCTGATAGAACGGGGTGCTGTCGGTGATACCGGTGTTGACGTTAATGCCATGGAACAGCCGCTCTCTGTGGTGCGGGGCAGTGCGGTCAATGGCTTCCGGCGGTACACCGTATTCCTTCAGTGCCTGCGCCTTGGAGAGCGTCTGCCCGGCGGCGCTGGGCTTGAGGAACTTCTCGTCGGTGTCCACGGCCAGTTCGCCGCCCTCGTACTCCCAGTCCAGCCGGGTGTACTGTTCGTCGGCATCAATGATCTGCCTGCGGGCGGGTTCGAACATGGCAGCCCCCAGCTCACTGTCGGGGTCAACGCTGTTGACGATAGGGGTCACGAAATAGCCCACGGGCAGCGTCTCCTGCCCGGTCAGATAGGCTACGGGCTCGATCTCGTCCCACTCCGGGCGGATGCTCAGATCTTCCGGGCTGCCGAGGCTGTCCTGGGTCGCACTGCGGAAGGCAAGGTTTACCACCTTGATGCAGGGAAACTGTGTAGGTGCTGCGAGATCATAGTCCTCCAGTTGCGCCAGCTCGGCATCTCGCAGATCCTGTCGGCGCTCCAGAACGTGCATCCACTCCAAACGGTGGTAGTAGCTGTCGTCCTCCTGGATGGTGTCGATGAACACGCCCTCGGTCAAACTGCCCTCGACATCGTGGGCGACCGGGAAGTACCGGGTTGCGTTTGCAAAAGAGATGCCCAGCTTGCTGCCGCTCTGGTAGGGTTTCCAGATGCCGCTGCCCAGGGCCAGCGCCACCGTAAAAATGCGCCGTTTGCGGGGCGTGAGCACCCGCTGCAGCCGGGTGTTGATCCAATCCGCGCGGTCACTGCCCTCCACTGTGGCTTCCAGCTCGAGTGTCGTCAGCCGGGCCAGCTCGGCGCAGATCAGCGCGGGCAGGTCGAGGGTCAGGGTCTCCGGGTTCTTGTCCAGC